TGCGGTATGCGGCACGAAAAATAACGTGAGGTGAATATGAGAGGGAAAATTAAGCACTACAATACCAGGCAGGATGTAATGAATGGACTGGACGTGCATCCAGATAAGACCAAGGCGTTTTTGCAGCGCCTGCTGGATGAGCGGATGCAGTGGATTACTACCGGCAAATTGGATGAGGGTGATCCTGGGGTTGAGGATGAAACTCATCGAATAGCTGAGATTACTGATGAGGTTACTGGAGATGTGATTGACCGATATCAGGAAGAATGGATGGAAGATCCGGGAAGTAAGATATTTCGGTTGGAGATGACAGTGGATGAGGTTCGGGGGTTGATATGAAGATAAACGAATCGTTCTCTGCTACTGGTGAAAGTGATTGGAGATACTTTTATTCATCTCCGATGTTGTCTATTGCTGGCACGTTTGAGGGAGAGGTGGCGTTGGAATATAGCCCAGATGGCGGAGATACAGTTATCCAAGATAGTGTGTTCCAAGTTCCGTCTGCCCACTTGGTATCTATCCCAGCTTCAGGAGCGTGGCTGCGCGTTAACGTAAAAAATTACACTAGCGGCACAATCCATGTGGCCATGCGGGAATAATATGGCAAATGAGCGGGACATAAAGTCCGAGTATAACGAGCGATACCAGGAAGCCTACCGCGAATGGGATGGATTTCTTCGTGAAGCTAAGAAGGATTTGCGCTTCGTGGTCGGAGATCAGTGGGATTCTCAGGAGCGTGATTACCTGAGACAGAACCGGCGTGAAGCTCTGTCGTTTAACAAGATTAAGCGCATTGTCAATCTGGTTTCCGGATATCAGCGAAAAAACAGACTCGGGTACAAGGTGGAACAGTTGGAGGGATCAGATCCCAAGGCTGCATCACAGTACACAGCCCTGCTCTTGCACTGCATGGAGTACAGCAATGGATTCCATGTTATGTCCGACGCTTTTGAGCAGGGGCCGCTAAAAACCGGCATACAGCTTGTGGAGGTGTCCATTGACTATACCGAAGATCCGGTCAGTGGAGACGTAAAACTCAACAATGTCCCGTTTTCCCGGTTCCTATTAGATCCAAATATGGGTAAGCGGGATCTGTCGGACTGCAACTATATCCTGCGGCGGGACTTTGTAACCAAGGCCCAGGCTCAAATGTTGCTTCCGGATCACGCTCGCGAGATTGAGCGGATGAGTCCGGTGCAGCACGACAACAAATTTAATTTTGCCCTGAAATCCCAAGGGGCGGATGAGCGTTTGCGCTGGGACGAATACTGGAGGCGGGAGAGTGAAAAAAGGACCGTCTTAGTGGATACCCAGACCGGTGCCTGGCGATGGTGGCCTAAAGATGGTGACGAGCGACGTCTTGAGCTCTTTCGGGCCAGGTTTCCCCAGGTCGTGACCAAGGAAGTCTACAAGCCAACGATCAAATTGGCCATCATGGTCGAAGATCAGGTCTTTTATGACAACATAGACCCGCTAAATATTGGCGATTATCCATTTATCCCGGTCATAGGGGAGTGGAACCCGGAACATGACAACCACAGCGAGAAACTGGCTTCTTTGACCCGCGGGGTGCGTGACCCGCAGAAAGAGTACAACAAGCGCAGGTCCAAGATTTTGGACATAATTGACAGTCAGATTTCAAGCGGCTGGATGGCGGAAGTGGACAGTGTCATCAACAAAAAGGACCTCTACCAGGCCGGACAGGCAAAGGTAATATGGGCAATCCAGGATGCTCTGGCCAATCAGCGAGTACAAAAAATCCAGCCCCCGCAGATCCCGGCAGGGCTTTTCCAGCTCGAAGAGGCCTTAAACAAGGACATAATGGAGATCCCAGGGGCAAACAATGAGCTCCTGGGGCAGGCTGACAACGAGAATGAGCGGGTGGCCGGATTTCTGGCCAAAATGCGCCAGAGCCAAGGGCTGACTACCCTGCAAGGTCTGTTTGACAATTACCGATTATCCAAAAGCCTGCTTGGGCAAAAGCTCCTGCGGGTCATTCAGCAGTCATACACTCCGGATAAGGTACAGAAGATCCTGGGGGAGCCACCGGCGCAGGAATTTTATAGCCGGGATTTCGGCAAGTATAACGTCAACGTGGTTGAGTCTATCCTGACCGATTCACAGCGGCAAACGTACTATAATGAACTTGTGAGCCTCAAGCAGATGGGTGCTCCGATCCCTTGGGCCGCAATTCTCAAGGCTGCCCCGATAGAGGAACGCGAGGAATTGCAGCAAATCGTGGCCCAGGAAGAAAAGAACGCCGCGCAGCAGATGCAGCAGCAACAGCGCATGGAGCAGATACGCACCCAGGCCGAGCTGGCAAAGATGCGCGAGGACGTGGCTGGAGCCCTGGAGGAACGCACGGCGGCCCAAGAGAACGTGGCCAATGCGCAGCTTGACCGGGTAAAGGCAATGAAGGAGCTGGAGAAGATGGACGCTGACCGGCTGAAGATCTTAGCCGATGCCCTCAAGACCGTGACCGGGGACCAGGGGGCGCAGGGCAGGGGTACGACCAGGCAGCGAAGGATGACAAGGAGATAGGTGCATGGGGATTGAGATTGGGACGCTTCGGGATTGTCTGTCTCTGGACTTGCAAGAACAGGTGCAGGCGATTGTGGACCACAAGCAAAAAGATCCGAGCTATTACTTGATGATCTACTCGGACATTGACTATTTAGATCCAAACCGGATCAATACCAAGATTTTCACCCTGCGGGAGGACATGGAGCCTCCGGCAATGTTCGGGACCATTTGCGTGTATGTGGACAACCAGGCAGGCAGGATCAAGCCCAAATGGAACCTGCCCCTGGATATCCCCACCAACGGGGTAACGGATGCCGATAAAACCGAGCAAGAGGCGGGGCATTGCGGGATGGCCATGTCTCCGTTTCTTTATAATCAGTAAGGCCAACGGGCACGCCGCCGGTGCCCACGACCGCAACCAAGGACCACGGGCTTATCGGGCGAAAAACTCCAGCAGGCCGCCGCCGGGCCTGCCCAGGCCGAAGCCGGGCCGTCAGGGACGAGGGAAAGCGGACGGGCGAGTAAACGGGCGAGAGGTAAATCATGCCAGAAGAGTACACCATGCAGATCGACGCCAACTACCCTTACGGCAACTACGGTTCCGACGCCGGGGATCAGGGCCAGCAGGGGCAAGAGGCGCAGTCCGGACAGCAGGACCAGGGACAACAGGCTCAGCAACCCCAACAACCCCAGGGCCAGCAGGCAGAGCCTGGGCAGCAAGCTCAGCAGGATCAGGGTCAACAGGACCAACAGGCTCAGGACCAGCAGCAGGTTCCTGTCTCTGTGGTCCAGTCTATCCGCCAGGAGCTGCAAAACTTGAAAGCGCAAAACGCATATTTGCAGCAAATGGCCATGTCACCCCAGCAGCAGGCCAAGCAGCCTGTTCAGGGCCAACAGCAGCCTCAGCAACAGGCTGATCCGCTGGATGGGTACGACGAGGACGACGTTATCACCGTAGCTGACATGAAAAAGATCATGCAGCAGCAAATGCAGGCTGGACAGGCCCAGGCGCAACCCCAGCCAGCCCAGGGTCAGCAGGCCCCGGGACAACCGGACGTGCGCGAGCTGCAAATCCAGATCCAGTACCCGGACTATCAGCAGGTAATCCAGAACCAACTACCAAATGTTTTGCAAAACGCTCCCCACTTGGAGAGTGCTATCCGCAACAGCGACAACCCGTATCTGACCGCGTACACGCTGGCCAAGCAATTTGGCGGGCAGCAGCCCCAGGGGCAACCCCAGCCAGCCCAGGGTCAGCAGGCCCCGCAAGGCCAGCAGCAGGCCCAGAGGATCATGCAGAACCTTTCCACTCCCGGGACCGCCGGGCAGGCTGGAGGGGGCGGCGCAATAGGCCAGGCCGGATATTACGCGCAGATGGACGATCAGACGCTGGAAGCGGAGATAGCTAAGGCCAAGCGGGGATAACGGAGGAAGAATATGCCCGCAGATAATCTGACCACCACCACCCAGGTAGATCCTGGGGTGCAGGTTTTTTATGACCGCGTTTTACTCAAGCGGTCCCAGCCGTACCTCATCCATGAGCTTGCGGCCCAAACCAGAAACGTGAGCAAGAAGTCCGGGGATCAGATAAAGTTCCGGCGCTATGCCAGCTTGAGCCCGGCTACTACGCCCCTGTCCGAGGGTGTGACACCTCCGGGCCAGCGGGCCAGCAAGACGGACCTGACCGCTCAGGTCAAGCAGTACGGGGACTTTTTGCACGTCTCCGACTGGGTGGACCTGACCAACCAGGACAGCACCTTGACCGAGTTTGCGGAGATGCTGGGCGAGCAGATGGGCAAGACCCGTGACGCTCTGTGCCGGGACATTCTGGCAGCCTGTGCGTCCGCAATCGACGTATCCGGTGCGCTGTCTACTGCTGTTTTGGACAATGCGATCAAAACCCTGGTCAACAACGACGCGCAGTTTGTGACCAGCCTGATCCGTCCCGGGACCGGGCAGGGGTCTGTCCCTGTCAGTTCGGCCTTTTGGGCCATGTCCAGCTCTGAGCTGCTCGACGACTGGCGCGGTATTAACGGATGGATACCTGTCCGCAAGTACGCCAAGGTCAATGATGTGCAGGACGCGGAATGGGGTGCGTATGAGCAAGTCCGGGTCCTCATGTCCAGCCAGGGCTACAAGGACTCTGACCTGACTCACCCTTACAAAATCCCTATTGTTGGGAAAAATGCCTACGGTGTGACCGAGATCGAGGGCGGCAGCGCAAAGAATATCGTTAAGCCGTTTGGCTCCGGCGGGACCGAAGACCCCCTGAACCAGAGGGCCACCAGCGGCTGGAAGATGACCTACGTCGCCAGGATTTTAAACGACAACTTTATGCTCAAGCTGGACAACGTAAGCCATAGTTAGTAACCAGGTGGGGGAGAAATCCCCCGCCTACCAATAAGGAGAGATATCATGATTGAATTTAAAACAGGCGCGATTACCGGTACCGGTGCCGATATTGACGTGGAGCTTGGGTTCAAGCCCAGTTACGTTAAAGTGTTCAACAAAACCGCTATTGAAGCCGGAGTCGCAGAATCGGATGTTGCTTTGGAATGGTTTGAAGGAATGGCCGCAGACTCGGCTATCAAGCATAACATTGCTATTCCGTATGACAATTCAACCGCTGCCGCTGAAACGAAAGCTGCTAACATGGAATTCATCACTGCCAATGGTATTACCATTCTGGAGACCTCCACGGTGCAGACAGCCGATCCCGTCACCATGACAGGCTTTACCGGCTTCCGCATTCCAGCGGCTTTCCAGGCAGCAAGCGATGAGCTGTATTACATCGCGTCCAGAAATTAAAACCCAAGGTCCCGGTGTTAGGCCGGGGCCTTTTGACAGGAGGACATGATGGCAGAGGCAACCCCGACCAAGCGACAAACCATGAAGGTCAAATTCTTAAACAACGAAGATCCCGACCTGGACCTGGCGTTCTCGTTTCAAGGCAAAGATATGGATCAGCCGGAGCGATACCACCTTTACCCGGGACAGGTCTATGAACTCCCAAAAGACGTTATCGACCACTTGAACAGTCAGGAATACCCAATTTACCGGGCTGAGCTGGATCAGCAGACCGGGCAGGTCCGGCACACGCGATCTGGGTCTTTTAACCGCTTCACCTGCCACCCCATGGGGTAAAAAATGGACTGGACACTGGCAAACATCAGGGAGCGGGTGCGGCAGCTTACCGGCAGGAGCACCGAAAACCGTCTGTCTACCTCAGACCTGGACGGACACATAAACAACTATTATCAGCATCACCTGCCGGATCTGATAAGCCCGGATGAGCTACAGTCCCTATTTACCCTGAACACCTCTGCCGGGACCGGTGAATATGGCCTGGATGCTCGCATCCGGGCCGTCTACCCTCCGCCTTTTATCGACGGCTCCAAGGCAAGCCTGACCCACAATCCCGGATGGTTTTTCGAGAAGTACAGGGACCGATATGAGCAGCCGGAGGGCTTGCCGGAAACCGTGCTCTACTTTGACCGCACCTTCTGGCTGGCCCCTGTCCCGGATGACGTCTATGAGGTTCAGATCCATGCCCTGTACAGGCCTGACGCTTTGACTCAGGCCGATGACATGCCGGTTGATCCACGCTGGGGGGAAGCAATAGCGGTAGGTGCTGCTGCCCTTATCTATCAGCAGGGGGGGGATTTTGAGCAGGCTGACCGTATGGACGGATTTTTGCAGTATCACTTGCGGCTGATAGGCAGGACGAACATTTTGAACTGGCACGGCAAACGGGCCGTGCCTCAGTTTTAGGACGAAGATATGCCCGTATCAAAATCACAGATTAAGGCGAAGGTGAGCGGTAGAGTGTTGGTTTACGGGGAGGGCAAAACCCCGGGAGTGGATGAGCCTGACGAGATCAAGGAAGGCAAAGAGCAAATACTGCAATACGAGCCTTCCATTGACCGATGGAGAAATGAGGAAACAGGCAGGTTTGCCCAATTGACAGGAGGAAAACCTAATGGGTTTAACAAGCGCGGCGTGTAGTTTTCATGCCACAAACATGATCGGTAGTGCCGTCACTAATTTTGACAACGCTAATGCTGCCCTTGGAGTTGGAGACGATAGCACCGCCTTTGCAACCGGCCAAACCCAGCTTCAGGCGGAAGCAAACGCTACCAGCGCCTTACGTAAAGGTATGGACACCGGTTTTCCAGCTCAGGACCCGGATGCGGATGGCAGCACTAATAAAGTTCGTTATCAGGCCACTTTCGGCCAGGCAGAGGCCAACTTCCAGTGGAACGAATGGGGGCTGTTTAACAGCGCCACCGCCGGTGCAGGAGTAATGCACAACCGGGAAGTAGAGACCATCGGCACGAAAACCAACGTTGCGACGTGGGTTTTTCAGGTTGACATAAGCCTTGTGACTTAAAGGGAAAAACATGGCTATCCATGTTAAAGACATAGACACCTCCCAAGCTGATTTCCAGACCGGCACCTTGACCGATGTTGAAGCCGATGCCGGGGGGTATCTGCGGCTGGCGGACTTTATTGATGATTTCGACATTCTTGATGGTAGTCTATGGGACACATCTGGATTGGCAAGTGCTTCTGTCTCTGACAGTAAATTAGTAACAGAAGGCACAACATATAGTTATAGTGACCTTACTAATTCTTCTGCTCAATATTTAGGCGATCTACCCTCTCTTGATTTCTATATAGAAACATACTTGGATTATGTAGGACGCACAAGCGACTTAGGAAAGCTTTTTCTTCATCTAACAACAACGACCAGCCAATTTTCTGTCGGAATAAGTGACGCATGGGCATCCGCCAACCCACAGTTTATCGCCGATATATGTGGTAATGCACAAGCAACAGCAAAAGATTCAGAGCCAGATTCCGGCTCAGATAAACTTGCTATAAAACGTGTTGGCGATACGGTTGAAATATATAGGAACGATACTCTTTTCCATTCAGCTATCTGCACAGAGTCTATAACAGGAATATATTTAACAAATACTCGGTTTGAGAACTATAACGGGAAGACAGCAAAATGGAGGTATCTCTCTATAAAAGAATTATCCGGCAACCGCCTCTCCCCACAGCTCGACCTTTCGGCTGTCGGAATGGTTGAAAGCAGTTCGGTAAGCTGGACGCAGACGCTGAATGGCGGGACTATCACCATCGAAACCCGCATATCCACAGACAACGGCGCAACCTGGTCAGCCTGGAAACCCTGCACAAACGGCGGGGCTATACCGGATTTACCTTATGGCACAGACGCTTCAACGGCATTGCTGGAATGCAGGCAAAGCCTGTCCACAACAGATCCGACAGCAACACCGCAGCTTGAGAGTTTGACCTTGGAGATAAATAGCCAGAAGGTGCATGCTGCAAATCTGAACATGGATATAGATTTTGATTTGCCGACAATCCAAGCTCAGAAAGAGCAGGCCATTGAGATGGCAGCACAAGCCCTTGCAAGCCCCGTTGGCATTCGCGCAAGCAAGAATCTCTCTATGGATATCTCCACAGAAATACAAAATATCTTTGCCATAAGAGAGCCCCTGAGCTTGCCTCTGGAGTGCTCTACAGTAGACTTGCAGGAGCTGATTCAAGGTAGTGTTGATTGTAATATGGATATATCCGCAGGCAACAAGCAAATCTCAATTTTGCGGGCGATAAGTACAGCCCTAGATGTATCCACGGAGTACGTACTAAGCGGTCCTTGGTGGCGCATGGCCCAGGAAGCAAAATCCTGGGAGCGGCAGAATCAGGGGGGAAACAGCTGGACGAAGGTAAGCACCCCTTCCAACACATGGAGCAGAGAGAATGGCCTGGAATAAAGACAAACCCGCTGGCGGAGACAAGATCCGCCTGTCCGACGACTACATCAGGGCAAACAATGAAGCCCTGGAGAATGCCTTCTCTGAAGGGCACGAGTTTTCTACCGGCGGCAATCAGACCGGCAAGCACGTCACCCCGACCTGGAAGGACAGCGGTGGGGCGCCGGCCAGTGATCCGTCCAGCAATGAGCGGATTATATATAATAATGCCGGAGCTATGCTAATCCGGGATAATGGCGGAGTAGATCATCACCTTGGCGGTGTTCCATCAGGGACAAAGATGCTCTTTAAACAGGGCAGTGCTCCTACTGGATGGACATTTGCTTCGGAAGATAATGACAAGGTTCTTTTGAATACAAGCACTGAAGCTGATGGTGGAAGCACTGGAGGTAGTTGGACTATAAGTGGTTGGTCGTTTTCTGTTGATAATCATACTTTAACTATAAGCGAAATACCATCGCATAATCATGCTATGTATGTAGATATCAATAACAATCAAGGTGCTAGTGAGGTTTATAGGCCAGATGCTTTCAAGGATGGAAACGATACTGTTAACACAGGCAATACTGGTGGAGGAGACCCCCACTCACACGGCTTTACATCCTCCCATGACGGCTCTTGGCGTCCCTCCTACGCAAAAGTCATAACCTGTGAGAAAGCC